ACACTTGGGATTGCATCTAATCAATTAAAATTACAAGGTAGAATTATAGTAATCCGATCCGATATGTATGGTTCGTATCGTTGGCTTAATTATATTGATCCAATGATCACTGAATATTCAAAAGATACAATAATATCACAGGAAACTTGTTTATCGGTCCCAAAAGGGAAATATGGGATAAAAAGATCAACTGAAATAACATTATCTTATCAAGTGGACAGTAAGGGTGAACGATGGACTCAAGATTTTAATGGTATGAAGTCCTTTGTTATCCAGCACGAGATTGAGCATTTAAATGGGGTTTTAATCTCAGACGAAAGGGATGATGAATTATTATAACACAAATAAATTGAAGAATCCTGAATTGAATAGTGCATCGAAAAAGGCTAAAACTCAAAAAAAAGAAGTGAAGATTATGTTCTTAACAGTGATCGACCGGGGGTGGACTGCTTCAGAAATATGGCTGGATAAATTTAAGGATAGAGGTGTCCCTATTACATCAATTCGCAGAGCATTATCGGATTTGACTAATGATAATTTTATCTATAAAACTGAATACACCAAGCAGGGATATTACAATGCACCAGAGCATATATATAAAATAGATGACCATAAGTCACAGAGGAATCTATTCTAATGGCTAAACGATTCACAGATACAGATAAATGGAAGAAGAGATGGTTCAGGACTCTCAAAAATGATAATAAGGTATTCTGGATGTACCTTTTGGATCAATGCGACCATGCAGGGATATGGGATGTAGATTTTGAACTCGCTTCCTATTTCTGTAATGGAATTAATGAGCAAGAAATCCGCACAGTTTTCAGGAAACAATATCAGGAATTTGATGGTGGCAGAAGGTGGTTTGTTAAAGATTTCATAGACTTCCAGTATGGTACATTGAATCATAATGTCAATGCTCATAAGTCTGTAATAGGTATTCTAAATAGACATTCATTAGTAGTTCATGACATTCATAATGAACAGTTAATGAACAGTTCATTTAAGGATAAGGATAAGGATATAGACAAGGTTCAAGTTAAATACAAAGATATAAGGGCTAAATTCGATGAATTTTGGAGCTTATATGATTTGAAAATTGGTAGGTATGATGCAGAGCAATACTGGTGGGGTAAGAAAAAGTTAAAAAATGGAAAGTGTATTGGGGATGAAGAACGTGTCTTGATAATTGACTATGTTCCTAAATATGCAGAAACCAGCCATAAGGATGGCGGTTATCCTGCAAGAAAGCATCCAAAGACATTTCTGTATAATTCTGGATGGGAAGATGAGATTATTCTTCCAGTAGATTCATCTATTGAGACAATGCTCAAAGGTATCCGATCTAAAAAAGGGCATTCCAATGAATAGAGATGACCAGATTGTCAGAATGTTTGGTGCTTTTGGTGTCAAACCATCCAAATCTCGATTGGAAATTTATCTTGAATGGGCAGATAAAATCAGTTATGAAAGTCTTACTAATATAATCGATGATGTTATTAATGAAGAAGATCGATTGCCAACTATATCATCCCTGAATAAAATAAACAGAGGAAGTGCAGCCAGTAACCAACAATATATTGATCCAGAAAATAGATGTATGTATTGTGAAGGTATTGGTATTATTCCGTATATTAAAGAAAATGATGGCGTTTATATAGAATACCAAGCAAGATGCAAATGCTCCAGCGGGATGAGATATTCAAAGGGGATTCCTAATTATTTTGATATATATCCTGATTTTCAGTTTGAATGGGATAGGGGGAAGTTTAGTACATATATACAATTATTTCTAAGGGAGAGATATGAAAGACTCCGATAGATTATTGAATAACAAGAAATATGGCTGGTGGGTTTATAATAATCCAAAAGTAACTACAAGTCGTAGTATTAATGCTGGGAAATATTCATTCTCTGTCAAATACTGTGAAGTGTGTTATAATAAAGACTACCCAAACAAGGGTTTAAGTTGGGAAACTGAAAGAATAGGTGACAGACACAAAAAAATAAAAGTTATTCATTATGATAATATCCCAATCAATGGCATGAAATGGGAAGTATGTCCAGACTGCAAAGGTAAATATTTAAAAGGAGAATAGGGGTATGAAAGACAATATAAGTCCTGAAGATAAAAAAAAAGCAATAGTATATGAATATACTTATGGGAAATTCCCATATTATGAATACAGTTTAACATATTTCAGTGCATATAAAGCAAACATGAGAAGAACTGTATCAAAGCCAAAAAAGAATAAATTAAAGGATAAAAATGAGTCATCCATCAAAGATCAAAGGTAATCGGTTCGAAAGGGAAATTGTTAAACTCTGCGATCAGTATGGCATCAAAGCGAAAAGGTCATGGGGGTCAGATGGGCGTTCTCTGGGACTCCCGGCAGAGGTGGATGTAGTGATTGGTGATGATTTGCGTGTCCAAGCCAAGATAAGAAAACGCATAGCCACATGGATCATGCCATCAGATGAGGTGGATGCTCAAGTGGTCCGGGCAGATAGGGGTGTTCCATATATCATTATGCGACTTGAGGATTATTTAGATGAGATAAAAGAAAAGGGGAAAAGATGAGTAAAGTCAGTGAATATTATCAGCCTTGGTTATATGATTTTCGGATAATACCGCCAGAAGAACCAGATGAATCAATGGATGATATGTTTGATGAAATGAAAGATAAACTGGGGCAACTCGCAGATGTGTGTCAAGAGGTGCTGGATAGTATAAAAGAATTAGAGGGGAATCAATGAACTCAATTAAACTTGATGTGCATGAGGGTATTAATATCATTCAAAATGCCATAGAAAAGCTTGATATTTTGGAGAAGGAGAATGAAGATTTGCTCCAAGTAATTGATCTGAAAGAACAAGCCTTATTTAAAAAAGATAATGAGATTAAAGAATACCAAGACGAAATATTGAGGTTATCTAATGCGACTAATCATTTTGACTTGGAAAACAGGATTATCAATAGGTTAAAAGCACAGCATTACAAGATAAAAGAAAACACATTCAAGGTGATCAGGAATCCTATTATAATCACAGAAGAAGACAACCAACAGATAGATGCAGATGATATTGAGGCAGTAGAACGATCGCTGAATATAAGATTTGAGTTGATGGAAGTTGAAGATGAAGATCGTGGTATGTTATACAGCTATGAAATATATGAAAAATAGACTTCATGGGGGGCGGCACACCCCGCACACGCATAAAACCAGTCCGCCCCCCTCCTCTGCTTGTTTATATTGTAAGGAACATAAGACATTGATTAAGACAAAAAAACATCCGTGTTGCATAGAGTGTGCGATCACACTTAATGTCCCGGATAATGAGAAGAACACGATAGAACCACTAATCAGGCTACTTAAAAGCCGATACAATAGGGGGGAATAGATGGAAATAAACGAGCCAATGGTTCTTACTGCATCAGACATAGAGAATATCTGTCCAAAGTGTGGATATGAGGGATTACATGGGCGAGGGTCTATCGTAATGTTCCCAAATGACGATATGGATGAGTTATTTATTATGAATCCGGGGTTGGATAATAGCAGGTTACTTCTTGATACACCCGATTTATGGAATTTATATTTATATTGTGATAAATGTGATGTAGAGATAGAACAACAGTATGAAGTAAGGATAATAAAAAGCATAGTATATAAGGAGAAAACAGATGGCAGAAAGAAATTACATCAATAAATGTAAGATAGTTAAAAAGGAATTTGATAATGGTGGCAGTTTACTGAAAGTTTCTATGGGTATAGATGATCTTCAAAAAATAGCGAATGAAGATGGGTGGGTGAATCTAATTATCACAAAGAGAAGGACACCACATGAAAATGGCTCAACACATCTTGCCTATGAGGATGAATGGAAGCCGGACGTTAATAAGAGGGAAGAAAATATACCCTTTTAAGATTGTATGAAACTACTTGATCTCTTTTCAGGTATTGGTGGATTTCATCTTGGATTGGAACAAGCAGGGTTTGAATTTGATTGGGTTGGGTTCTCTGAAATCGACAAGTACGCAAGTCAACAATACAAAAAAAGATTCCCAGAAGTGGAGGAATTAGGTGACATTACAACTATTCGACCAGACAGACTACCAGAAGACATTACAATCCTTTGTGGTGGATTTCCGTGCCAAAGCTTTAGTATCGCAGGGAAACGAGGTGGATTTAAAGACACCAGAGGCACTTTATTTTTTGAAATTGCACGGATTCTGCGATATTTCAGAGACTCTGGGAAACCAATCCCATACTTTATTCTCGAAAATGTTAAAGGCTTACTTAACCACGACTCTGGACGAACATTTAGTACAATATACTCAGTTCTTGCCGACCTTGATTATACCATTGAGTGTGAACTACTTAATACTCGCAACTTCTCCTGCCCACAAAATAGGGAACGAATATACATTGTTGGATATATTGGAGACGGAAGTGGACCAGAAATATTTCCTATCGGAGAATATGATGAGACACATATTAGAAGTCAAGCCAGGGCAAAATCAAAAGCCGAACTTTGTTCATCAATCACAACAAGAGAAGGCGGAAGAAAAGAAAACAATTTCGTGATAGTAGATAAAACTTTCAATCCCAAACTAAACCAAAAAGTTGCCGATTATAGAACTGATGAAGGTATTAGAATTAGGGAAAGTGGTGATGAACCTTGTTTAACTGCATCTCATCATTTAGGCATGGATTTAATAAAAACAAGAGATGTATCAAAAGCAGTAGAGGCTGCACAAGAATTAAGTAATAAAACAGGGAAACCTGTTCAAGTAGACTTGATGCACTTGAAATATGGGGAAATAAGACCTTTGTCTACTTATATACCACAAGACTTAGATACTCATAGATGTCTACAGACAGGAGAGCCTAAAGAGATTTTAGTGATGCCACAAGAAAAGAAAATAAACAAGGTTGGGAATACCCAAGCAGTTGAAATGATTGGTGGTTTACAAAAAAATGCTGCTAAAATGCAAGATTGTTCTCCATCACTAACATCTGCTATGGGAGAGGGTGGTGGTCATATTCCTATACTTAATCAATCATCTATAAGGCGTTTAACTCCAAAAGAATGCGAGAGACTTCAGGGATTCCCAGATGGATGGACGGAAGGGCAATCAGATACTCAAAGATATAAGCAACTTGGGAATGCAGTATCAGTTCCTGTTGTTAAAGCCGTGGGGGATAAGATATTTAAATGTCTCTAAAATTCCTTCCCGCTGATCGTACTGACAGAATACTGGATGGTATTGGTCTGGCGGTACGGAATCATGGAATAAATGAGTGTTGGCAGATGCTATCTAAATACACGGATAAAACATATAGAGAGAAGTTGGATATCATTACTGATCGTTATTTTGTGGGTGATAAATCCATCGAACATATTATCCGTAAATGCCAACAAAAACAAGACACGCTGATTCACCCTATTGGTGAATAGGGTTAACCCTTGAAATAAAAGGAGAAGTTATTAATAAGTAATCCTACATCGTATTATTACTCGACGGAAATATAAAAGCCCTCTGGAAACAGGGGGTTTTTTTTATTTAGTAAATACCCTATTTACAAATAGGTAATTCCATCCTTGACATCTTTCCCAGATTTGTCTGATTCAAAAAAAAAGGAGAATCATGAGCAAATCAATCGACTGGGAACGCAACGTAATTAATGTTGACTTTCAAAAAGCAGAATCACAAGAGAACTCAAATCCACAATTCAGGAATATACTATTGGATGCTATTGCCATCACTGATGATGAATGGGAATTGGAATGGTCATTCATAAGGAAATACCTAAAACCAGATGAAATAAAGATTACTGAGATGATAATGGAAGGTTACACACAAAAGGAGATTGGGGATTGTTTTGGGATCAGACAGCCAAGTTTAGCAGTAAAATGGAAGAAAATACAGGAAAAAATAAAAAAACTTAAATAATTGACTATATTTTAGCCCAAACCTCGCACTAAGTATATAGGGGGGGTTATTTCGCTTTCCCCAAACCACCATTTAGAATGCTTCCGGGTGGCATAAGAAAAAGCGAACATTAATAAGTACTCAATACTTGCAATATCAAGTTGGAACAAGATGAATACAACAGGGAAGGGCGGTTTCAAAGATAACCCTCACAACATCAATAAAGATGGTAAACCTATAGGTACACCATCAATACCCAGTATCTTGAAAAGGCTGACAAGTGAGCCGAGTAAGTATGACCCTAACCATTTAAAGACTGCATTGGAAATGATATGTGAGACTGCTATAGATAAGGCTATTGGTGGGGATAAGAGTGCAAGGGATTGGGTATCTGACAGAATGGAAGGGAAAGCATTAGAAAGATTCAAAGACGAAACAAGCGAACCGATCAAAGTATTCGATAGATGCGATGGATAACAGACGGATTAAGAAGGGAGATACTAAACGATCCGTCAAGGTTCAAGGTAATCTGTGCCGGGAGACGATGGGGAAAGACAATACTGGCTCTGTTGTGGCTGATGGATGGGAATATAACATCAGGGGAGAGAAGGTGGTTCATAGCACCCACATACAGGCAAGGGAAGATGATCCTGCTACCACTGTTCAGGACCATCGGCAGATCAATCAAGTGCAAACTGAACGAATCAGAACTAACCCTGACACTTCCGAATGGAGCAGAGATCAGTATCAAGGGGGCTGACAATGAGGATAGTCTCCGAGGTGCGGGGTTAAACAGGGTGGTATTGGATGAGTATGCTTACATGAAACCTCATGTATGGGAAGAGATTGTTCTCCCTATGTTGGCAACTACAGAAGGTCATGCGATGTTCATTGGTACACCAGATGGATACAATCATTTCTATGATCTGTATATGAAGTCCGGTCCAGAATGGAAGTCATGGATGTTTAAAACGATTGATGGTGGTCATGTATCCCCGGAAGAAGTAGATAGAGCAAAGTCTACAATGGATGGCAGGTTGTTCCGTCAGGAGTTTGAAGCAACCTTTGAGACGGCAGGAAATCGTGCAGCATATAACTTCGACAGGGATATTCACATCAAGGAAGCAACAGACCCACCACCTGTAAGAGTGATTGGTATGGATTTTAATGTGATGGCTATGACCTCGCTTTTAATAGGGGAGTATTCAGATGGGACAGTTCATTACATGGATGAGATAAGGCAATCTAATAGCAATACAGAGACAATGGCAAAGGCTATGAGAAACAAATGGGGGATATTGCCGACTTACCCAGACCCTGCGGGAAGGAATCGTTCAACCACAAGTAATCGCAGTGATCATCAATTACTAAAGGAACATCAGTTTCAAGTGATCGCGAGAAAAGCACACCCTGCTGTAAAAGATAGATTAGCAGCATTAAACCGCCAACTGATGGATGCCAATGGGAAGGTCAGGATGACTGTTGATCCCAAATGCGTTCATCTCATCAAAGATTTAGAACAGGTGCAGAGAGATAAAAAAGGCGGTATTGATAAATCAAACCTCCAACTCACCCATGCCCTTGATGCTTGTTCTTATTATCTGGAATTAAAGCAACAGCAACCAGCCCAGAGCATAGCATGGAGTTAATGAATGAGAAGTGTTAATACTTATATTGTACCAGAATTATCTGAACAAGCGATAATAGATTCTGTCAAGAATGCACAAGAGACTATAGCAAAGAATGAAGATGCAGAGAAAGCTGTATCGCTTGATTTCTACTACCACAAGAATGTAGATAAACATATTGAGCAATGGTTCTCACCGCAGACCCTTGATCAAGTGCCATCATTCCCCCAAAAGATAGTCCCTCGATTCTGCCGTTCAAGGCAAATGATATTCAAGAAGCCACCCAAACGATTCATTGGCGGTGATATAAGCCCTGAATACTCTGATCTAACGTATCAACTGGACATCAAAGCAAGGGAAGCAAGTGAGCTTACATGGTTGATCCGTGATATAGCTGTGCGATCAAGATGGAACGAACATAGGCAAAGGATTGAATATGATGTGCTGCCATTCTTTAAGACTTATCATTTAGAAGGTGAGGGTGATTCATCTCCAGTAGGGATTAGTTATGAGATAGGAAGGGATAAAAAGGGTAACAGGCGATGGGCATTCTGGAGTGAGACCAGAGATGGACAACAAGGGATGCACTACCTATACGACCAATCAGGTCGGATTATAAAAGTGAATGATGACAATCGGAATATATATGATGTATTGCCATTCACTTTATCGCATTACAATCAGGGGGGTGATGATGTTGTCAGGGCAAGTATCCAGATCGGAGTGGCTATGACAGAGATAGCTTTAGCAGAACGATTCTCATTTGGACAGCCAACTATTACAGGATCATTAGATACTACCAAGGTTGAACTTGGTATTGATAAAGTATTGCAACTCCCAGATGACAGCACATTCTCATTTATAGGTAATCCCGGAAGCCTGACTGATATGATTGCAGCAGCACGAAGCTTTGCTGATACTGTAGCCATTAATAATTCACTGCGTATCCGATGGTCAGATAGTGGTGGAAATCCTCCCTCTGGTGAAGCATTGAAGATATTAGAGCTTGAGAATATAGAAACAAGGGAGAGTGAAATCCCTATCTGGAGACAATGGGAATCAGATAGGTACGACGTGGATCGTAGACTTATCGAAGTCCATACCGGGAAGAAACTGTCAGAAGATTATGCAGTGGACTTTGCTGAAGTTGGCTTCCCTAAATCATCAAAAGAAAAGATGGATGAATGGACTTGGAAATTCCAGAACAAATTAGCAACCAGAGAAGATTACTTCAAGTCAGAGAATCCAGATATAACTGATAAAGAATTAAAGGAAAGACTGGGTGAGATAGATGAATCCAGACAGGCTGAAGCAGAAGCAGAGAAACCAACATCAACTATAGAAAGAATATTGAGTGCCTGATCCTGTAGAAACATTTGCTAACCAAATAGAAAAGGTCGAGAAGTCTTTATTTAATGATTTAGGTAGAATCACTAAACAATTAGCTACCTTATCAGATACCGAATTAGTGAATGTAATGAGGGAATTGAATTTTCTGGAAGAACTTTCAGATAGAGGATATGTTACCGCAGTTGATGGATTAATGGAATCCTATGAAGCACAATTAGGCTCAATTATGAAAGAAGCCAGTAAAAGAGGAATCCAGAATATCGGTGGGGCAACCATAGAACAACTTGAATTATTACAGGAATTAGACACAAAGATATTGTTGGGGAATGCGAGAGTATTTGCAGATACCTTGAAAGAGGGGCTGTTTTCAGGAATTGTAAGCGGTGAAGCACCGTCAGGTATTGTTGCAAGATTGAAGGACACAGTTAATCTGCGTACCCATCAGTTAAATGTCGCTGTACATGATGGCTTTAGAAGATTTGACGACATAGCCAGATATAAAGTGTTTAAAGGGGAAGATGTTATGTGGACTTATGTAGGGCCAGAAGACGATAGAACGAGACCTGAATGCTCCGCAACTATTAGCAATAGGAAGAACTCAACAAAAGGATATACGGAATTAGAGGTATTAGGTTCAGATACACCATTCGGAGAACGTGGTGGCTTTAATTGTCGGCACAGTTGGATGGTATTATGAAGATAACAAAAATACTTGATATGCCAGTATCTATATGGAAAAGGGTAGGGGGAAGGGCTACAACGAATATCGTTAGAGGTGCTGATGCGGGGAAGGATAAAAACGATGATAATTTTAAAGGATACACAGCGGAATATTCTGAACGTAAAAAGAGAGGTAAAGCATCACCTAAAGGGGTATCAGTATCTCGGCAGGTAAGCCCCCCCAATTTACGATTAACAAGTGTCATGCTAAATTCTATAAAAGCCCATAAACCCACAAGAACCGGTGTTGAGATTGATTTTAGGGATGCAATGAAGGTCATGGGGAATGCTAAAGAGGGGAGAGATATATTTGGTATATCCCCAAGTAATAGTAATGATATAACAGAAATCATTTCTGAACATTTAGGAAAGAATATCAGTAAGTATGCAAAAATCCCAATCACTGTAAAGATTGGATAATAGAAAGTTAACTCAAACGAGAGGTAAAAATGTCAGAAGAACAAGTCGCAGTCCCAGACGCTAAACAGGACATCGTTGAAACTGCTAACGAAAAGCAGTCCGTCGAGCAAGTGCCCTATAGTAGGTTCAAGGACTTAATAGACGAAAAAAATTCATTAAAAGTTGAATTGGAATCCCTAAACAGGGAAGCCATGAAACAAGCTGAAGATCGGAAGCTGAAAGATATGGAGTCTAAAGGTGAATACGAAAAGATCATGGCAGACATGACCTCCAAGCTTTCCGCTGCTGAAAGTAAGGCACAAGCTTTTGATGAATATCAGGCATCTCGGCGTGAGTCGTTATTATCGAAGTTGCCTGAAGAAGATAGAACTGTTTATGATGGACTCTCACTTGACAAGTTAGAAGTCCATGTTGAAAAAGTCAATGCGAAACCTTCTCCTGCTTCTGTGGATAATTCTAATCCATCGACTTCAGAGGGCTATTCTTCTTTTGAGGAATGGGCTTCTGTTGATCCTGCGGGATACAAAAAGGCTAATAACACACAATCATCTGGTAAGATAAAGATCGGTTATGGCGACTGATTTATTCAAAGAGAAACTCGACCCGGACAATGATCTTCAGCATAAGAAAGTTGATAATGGTGAGGATATAGAATGTACTTACAAAGGGTCGAAGGTTACTTATGATGACTATCTTGATATACATGAAGAACGTGGTGAACGTGTGCAAAAAGGCAAACATCCCGGCAAGATTGGATTATTCAGCGGATTTGGAAAGGGGAAGTTAAGAAAATCGTATGGCTGAATTTTTTAATACTTATTAGGAGAAAGAATGGCTTTAACTAATACCTCAACAGCCGTTGGTGGACTTGGACGTACTATAGGTGATTCGGTAATAGCATTTAATCAAGTGAATGTTATGTATCCCCTTGTCACTGTTCAACAGGCGGTCAGAGGATCAAACCATGTTCAGTTTTCGGATTGGACAAAATTAACATCGAGCAATGTGACGGCTGCTACTGAAGCAACAACGACTACAGCAGTTGCGATCACAAGTGCTGCTCGAACTGCAACAGTATCAGAACACGTTATTGCTGCAACAGTATCTGACCTCGTTCTAATGGGATCAGGTGATGATATTACAGGTCAAGCAGGAACAACCCTTGGGAATGCAGTGGCAGCAAAACTTGATGCAGACCTTTCAGCATTAGCGACAGCTTTTAGTCAAACACAATCATCCGCTGGGACATCTTTGGCTTTGAGTCATATATTTGGTATGAAAGTGCCGTTAGCGTAGGCGACTATGTTAATTATTATTGGAGTATTAAGCGGGAAACCTAAATGCGAAAGCACAAGGCAATCCGAACAGAAGGCTTGAATCAAAATTCAAGTCATGGGCAGAGCATAGAAGATGAACCTCGCAAGAGAATATAATTCTTCCAAGAGACTCCAACAACTCATACGAGTTGAAAAGGTATGCCGATACTTGCTGGAAATGGCAAGATGTAAGATAAAAAACTTACTACAACAAATGTCAATGAGACTCTTACGTGCTGCTTCAGCTCCATTCCCTTATTCTCTGGTACTTTCACCACGACAGGTGTGGGGACCGAAGGGAATGATAGGCTTATTGCATGACGAGGCGGTAACTGGTAGCAATTCAAAACCATTGTCTATGTTAGGCTCAAAGGGTGAAGAAGCCTTCCAGAATGGATTTGTTGGTTCTATTGCAGGGTTCGATGTATTCTGGTCAGACCAGATCAATGAAGATGTTGGATCAGGTGGCGATGCTGCTGGATTTGCAATGTCAAAAGGTGCATTGGGTCTTGGTGTTGGTGCTGATGGTTTATTCAGGATCGCACAAGAAAGAGATGAAATGCTCCGTGCAGTTAATTATGTAGCAACTGGATTCTGGGGTGAAATCGAAATAAAAGATACCTTTGGTGTCTATATTTTGACTGACGTTTCATAATCTCAACTGATTAATAATGGTGGGTGGGGTAACTCCCACCCATCTGGGAAGGTTTAAATGGACAAATATTTTAAAAAAGAAAACGGAATGGTTATAGCATACAATCATTTGAATCACGATCTGGATTCATTGAAATCACGATTCAAAGAATGTGATGCCGATGGCAAAGAAATAAAACCAAAGCCAAAGCCGAAAGCAAAAGCAATTAAAAAAGATTAATAAAACCAAAATGCCCATGAGAGTTGTCATGCTCGGTAAGGCATTAACATAAGGAGAAAACAAGATGGCTATGAGAAAATATGGAGTTGTAGAAGCACAGAACATGGCATTAGGACAAGCGGGATGCGAGTATCTTGATACGGATACTGCATCTACTTCAAATGTTATAGTAGCAATTACATTTTTAGAAGATTCTACCTTTGATACATTAACACCAGAAGATGCAACCTCATATATGGGTGAGGCAAGTGGTCTTGGGAATGCTGTTGAACAGGATACTTTTCCGAAAGGCGTAACCATATATGGTCGTTGGACGGCAGTAGAGTTGGAAACTGGTCGGGCGGTCGGCTATGTAGGTTGATATGCTTGGATTAGGAAATACATTAAGCAAGAGTGGGGTTTTATCGGGTTTCCCTAACGAATATTCCTTTGATTTTGATGGTATAAATGATTATTTAAACCTTTTTAGTCCTACTGCACTTGATAATTTTTATGATAATGGTGGGACATTTAGTGCATGGATATATCCTACAGACACTACATCTAATCAAGTGATATATGATAAGGCAGATGGGGGTCAGGAGACCAATACATTGTATTTATCATCAGAGAGTTCAGGGAATTACAAACTTCAATTTAAAAGAGAATGGGATACGCAGATTAATGCCAGATGGACAAACAGTAGTTATGTAAATCAACCACTATCTAAAGATGCTTGGAATCATGTAGTCCTTACTTATGATTCGTCTGCTTATGGCAACAGTCCTATATTCTATGTTAATGGTGAGCTTAAATCACATGGAACAGAAGATGCCCCAGGGAGTGGTGAAACGGTTGTTAGTGATGCAAGTTATAACTTAAGAATAGGTTATAGTAATAATAATGATAAACCATTTAAAGGTAATATTGATGAAGTCGCAATCTGGGATGTAATTTTGGATGCAGATGCTGTTTCAGCGATTTATAATTCAGGGAGTCCAATAGATTTGACTGAGGCTTCTGGTGACTATGATAATGAGGGTGATTTGGTTAGTTGGTGGAGAATGGGTGATGGAACTTACGATGAATATGATTTAATTAGTGACTCAGCAACACCAACTTTAGGAAGTGAGTTGTTTGATGCTGATGCCAGTGCATTTAGAGTTGGAGGGACTTATAATGGTTCAGCCCCAGTTAGTGAACATGGCACGGATACTTATGGTTGGATACAAGCAGGTTCAAATGGATTAGAAAATGATTCAGGAGAATTAAAGATAACTTATTCCAATAGTGTGGATGGTGCTCAGTTATATCTACGGAATAATTCAGATTTATCAGCAGAGGCTGATGCAAATAGTATATATAAGTTTACCTTTGAGGCACGATATGAAGGCGGTTCGGCTGGTGTTCATGGTAAGGTATACGATGCTTCAGGAACACCAAGCCTGTATCATTATACAAAACAATTTACAACCTCTATGGTAACATATACTATTTATTATAACACAGGTGCTGCTCCACAATCAGCCTTTTTCAGACTTGAAACTATGGCATCGAGCAATATAGTCTATATTGATAATCTTTCTTTAAAGAAAGTCAACGGATTACCTGGATTAATGAAAAACATGGCAGAAACGGATATAGTTACAACAGCACCTTAAGCACAGGAAATAATATGGCATACGAAAACAGAAAATATATGATAATACCTTTTGCAGATGTGACAGATGAAATGGTAGTAAATGCCATAGAAACATCGATGGATACATTAAGACATTCTAACAAAGGTGTTGATAGAGTGACATTAAAATTCGATGGGGATACTCCTGAAGTCTTTGATGGAATCACGACTTATACTCATGCAGAGATAAAAGCAATATTGGATGATGATAATGGTGATTGGGTGAGTGATGATTAAATTGATTCTTGGCAGG